TGTTTGAGCTCAATAAAAGCAGATTGAGCAGTACGATCTGATCTAGCACTGCCTGCCTTATCACCACATGCACCATCTAGCAAGATGCGATTGGGATAGAGATGTGCAAGCTCACGAGGACAAGCTATTTTTAAAATCTCTTTTGCGAGTTGACTTAAGGTGATCTCTTGAGGATTGATCTCAGCACAAATGACATCTGCTTGAAGATGTGGATCATGTGCCAAAATCAAAACGGAAGGCTTTCTAAAGCCAAAGTCGACTGCAATACGAGCGCTCATTGATGGATCATATTGCCATCCCTCGATCACATGCGAGTGTGTCCATTCAGAAAAGACAATGCCTTGAGGTGGACGAGGTTGATTTTCCACCATGGCAAGACGCTCTATTTCAGGCAAATTCTTGACCGCTTCAAACCAAGCATCAGACAAATTTGCCTTATTAACATGACTTGAGTGTAGTATCGGTTGGCAGTTTGCTCTTTCTGCAAAAGCTACCCACCAAGCATCCCAAACAGGAAGACCGACCATAATTAACTTTGGTGATGGACCTGATCGCAAACGGCCTAAAGTCTTTTGTGCTACCTCTTCGGATAGTGTTTGACACTCATCGATCAAGGCAAGGCCTGATGTGATGTTAAGACCTTCAAGAGGATTATGTGTAGCGTCTCTTGTACCTGGTCTGAAATAAGATCGTGTCCATACGACATGACCATTTGGAGACTGCCATTTGCCATCTTGCTGATGATATTGCCATCCATAAGGCACAAGCCACTTTTCAAGTTCTGGACCTAAAACAGATCGATATCTTGGAGTTGTATCAGTCACTAAAAGGCTCGATTTATTTGGGTGCAGTTTGCTCCATGTCCATAGAGCAAAGACAAGTGCTGATGTTTTGCCGCTCCCCCAACCTGCACGAACGGCAATAAATGGGTCGTTTGAATAAATCAGCTTATCAATCAGATCAACCTGTAAAGGGTTAAGATTGAGTTTTAGATCAGTCTTCTTCATCGTCTATCTCATCAGGTAGCTCATCAGGTAGCTCATGCTTGATCTCAATAGCTTGAGCGTGTTTTTCTTTTTGCACCTGCTGGATCACATTGATGATAACTTTATTGTCATCCCCTCGTGTATTCATATCGATCGTTTGCTTTTCCCCAAATTCTGCAGGAAATTTACGAGCTAGAAGCCATTGGGAGGCTCTCACATCATTCTCAGCATGTCGTTGAATATTTTGCAAGTGCTTGACCTTTAAAGAGATTTCAGCTCTCTTGATATCAGCCACCAATTCGGGGTCTGCTCTCATCCAGCCGTTCCAAGTGCTGTAGGCAACACCGACAAAAGAGAGTGCATCAGTCTGAGAAAGGCCTTGAGAGATATATTCAAGTACCTGCTCGGTTAACATCAGCCTTTTCTTTTTTGCGAGCTCTGCCTTTTCCTCGCTTGTCTTTTTAGCTGGCACAATAGCGTTTTTGCTAGTCTTGGAATCGACTATATCGTTTTTATCAACGGTCTTTTTAGTTGCTGGAGCTTGTCTATTCTTTGCCATGATCATCCTCTTTCAATAATTTTCGCAGTGATTTTCTCAATAGCATCATCATCATCGATCTCAAGGCTAAGATCAATCTGATCTCGATTGAGACCATCAAGCAGGAGTTTTTCAGCTAGTTTTGAAACCTTGACTTTATGCCTATCGCTGATCGTGTCCAAAAGATTGATCAGCTTAGTTGATATATAAAGGCTCAAGATAGATTTGCGATCTTTAGCTTTCATTAAACAATCACTCTTTCAGCTGTGAGTGTCCAATAAGTTTTGCCTTCTGCTTCTCTCGATGTGATCTTGCCTACAATTGTGATGAGATCACCTTTCTTTACCTGGTCTTGAACGATCTTTGATAGGCCGTTCCATGCTTGCACATTAAACCATGTTGTTTGAGGTTGATCTTTGTATTTCTCGGTATATGCGACACTGAAATTTGATACTTGAGCAGTATCTGAAATAACTTTGACGGTTGGGTCTTGACCAACACGACCAATTAAAGTGATTGAATTAAGCATGCTTATTGTCCTTTAGTTGTGAGTAAATGTTTGAAATACGGTTATTTTCAAGCTTTGCCATGAGTTGAGCCTCAACATCGTCTGAGTGATCATCTACATGTTGATTGATCAGTGCATCAATATGCAATCGCAATGCATCTTTTTGAGCAGGGAAATGCTCAAGTGCAGATGAAATCACTTGATCGATCACAAGCAATCTTGAAATTAAAGTTGTGTTAATCATTTTTTTGTCCTTACTGTGTTATATAAACACCTTGAAAAGCATAAAATTATATAATAATATAATACACATTTCATTAAGAAAGGCAAGTATGAAAAAGATTATTTCAGACGGATTTGTTGAGTATGTCGATCACATGGGATCAGACTTATCTGTGGTCAATGCCGCTCGTGTGAGCTTTGCATCTATCTCCACATCATGGACGGATAGAGATGGCAAGCTCTTAAAATATCTTTGGGATCATGAGCACACATCACCATTTAGGCATTCAAGCATTTCATTCCGAATTAAAGCACCTATATTTGTTTTAAGACAATGGATGAAGCACCAAGTCGGTTGTGCTTGGAATGAGCAATCAGCACGATATACTGAGATCAAAGAAGGCTTTTATTATCCCGATCATTTCAGACTACAAGACACAAAAAACAAGCAATCATCGATAGGATCGCTATCAGATGCAGAGGAAGACCAAGCTTTGATCTTGATTGATGAGGTCTACAATTTGGCATATGGCAATTATCAACAATTGCTCAAGATGGGAGTATGTAGAGAGCAAGCTCGCATTGTCTTGCCTGTTGCCACTTATAGCGAATGCATCTGGACGGCATCAACACAATCAATCATGCACTTTTTACGATTGAGACTCGATGAAAACGCACAGTTTGAAATAAGAGAATATGCTCAAGCAATATATGATATAACTTTAGGCATCTTCCCTAAAACCATGGAGCTGATCCAATGCACTGCCTTCGATGCCAATCAAAAATAAACTCACCTTTAGCAGGCTCAAGTGTTGAGTACCACTATTGCAAAAGTTGTCGCTCGATCTTTGATGAAAGAGCAATTATCATTTCATACGATGATATCTCATACGATGAAAGTTGGGATGACATCACCAAAGACGAGGATGATGATGAATAGCTATTTTGATATTTGTTGGGTTGTGATGGGTATGATCTTCAATCCTACTCAAAGCAAGCAAGACCTTGGATGGGAAAAGATTGTCGCTAAGTCAATTCCCTCTAGAATGCAACAGTGCTTGAAGGTCGCATCTAGTGCTGAAAAGATGGGGGTTGATCCTCATCTCATGATTGCGATTGCATACTATGAAAGCAAGTTTGAAACAGGTTTGACATCATCAGCTGGTGCTAAAGGTGTGATGCAGGTAAAGAAACAGTTTTTTGATTGTAAAGATTGCTCAGAAATTGAGTACGGTATTAAGGCTTTTCAAGTGTGGCTTGATGTCTCTCAAGGTGATACATGCCTTGCTCTTGGTCGGTATGCAGTAGGCAATAAAGGCAAATGTGGCAAACGATCTAAGGCCGTTTTAAAGCTTGCTTCTGAGCTTGCCTGTTTAGCATCAAAAGAGGATGATTGCTATGACTGCTAAAGATAACGCTTTTTTGAGCATGGCTGAGATCATGGCAAGTCTATCACCGTGTAGTCGTGCAAAGGTCGGTGCTGTGATCGTGCGCGGGGATGTGCCTATCATATCTTCTTTCAATGGAATTGCTCGCAAACAATCAGGTCTTTGTGGTGGTGATTGTTGCCTAAGAGATAAAGAGCAAATTCCAAGCGGATCCCAATCTCAAGTAGGTTGTCATCATGCTGAAACAAATGCAATTGCGAACGCCGCTAAAAATGGAATTTCAACAGATGGATGCTCGATTTATGTGACTGCACCACCTTGTTTAATGTGTGCAAAACTTATTCACCATGCAGGCATCAAAGCC